TTGGTAAGAATAATGACTTGCGTCTGCAAATTGATAAAGGTAAATAATTCCATTTGCTACTTCTTCAGTACCAGTTCCAATATTACCAATAGAAAAAGATGTATTATCTACATTGGCACCATTGTTAAAACCTGTATCAGTTCTAAAACTTCTTGTTGCAAAATCATAATTAGCAGTGTCATCAGCAGAATCATCACTTGCTTTAGTTACACGAAATCTTGGATTCTTTGTATTATTAGAAGTTTTTAAATTATTAAAAGTCACAATATGAGTTGAGCTATCATCAATACCTATAAGACTTACAGTAGAAGTTGCAGTTGTTATTTCTTTACTTTGTAATTGAATTATTTTTCCAGCCATTATTCGTGATCAGCTCTCATTCCAAAAGTCCTTATAGTTGCAGTTAAAATATTATCACTAGCAGCTAAAATTTGATAACCGCTAATAGCAGTATATTCTTTTAAAACGGCAACACCTTTAAACGCTCTATCTTCAGAGCCACTAAAACCGCTAGCTTGAAATTGATGCCAGGTATAACAATCACCTTTAAATGGAGTAAATACATATCCTGTTATTCCAGCTCCAAGTGTGCCAGCCAATTGACCAAAAAAAATATGATTTTGGTCTACAATACGATTTTGATTAAAACCACTTTGCCTCATACGAAGCCAAGCTTGATCATAATTTGAATCGTCTATAACATTTCCATTTGTATCAATAAATCTTATATGTACATCAATAGAGTTAACACTTGAAGTTGCATTATCAATAATAATTTGGTAGTTGTCAAAATCAGAACTAAAAACATTTTCCATATTAACACTTGATGTTGAACTACTAACAGTTGTTTGATTGATAAGTCTTAAATTACTACTCATAATTCTTTAACTCCAAAAAGACGAGCAGTACCACTTGTAAATCCAGTTATTGAAGTTCCTTCGCCAATTCTTATTCCATTAACTTCTTCAGTTACACGGTAAGAGCCGCCGCCAAATTCTTGTGCGTATATAGTACCTTGTAAAAAAGTGCATTCAGTTGTTATTAAAGTGTACATTGATGAAACATTTGCATTGTATATGTAAAAATTACAATTAAATTCAGAGTTGGTTAAAACGTCTCCACCTAATCTAATTGAAGATTGTGAATTACTTTTTCTTTCTCCAGATGAATTGTTTGAATATACTCTGTAATTTGTAAAAGCATAGTTAGAAGTTTCATAATCATTACCGCTATCATTAGAAAATTTAATTCCAAATTCAGTTTGTGTAGTAGGAGTGCAATTAATGAGTTGAATAAAATGTGTTTTATAATCACTAAATTTATCAACAAAATCTATTGTGCTAGAACTAGCAGAACTTTCAGCAATAAATTCTAGAGATCCACTCCAGCTGCCGTCTTTAGCTAAATTAAGTATTTCTTTAGGTGTATATAAACCTGTATTGTTTCTTACATCTCGCGGTTGAGTACCTAAGTAAGCCATAAAAAACTCCTTTAGGTTTGTCTAAGAAATGATACGTTATATTCTGCACTAGAAGCTGCTGAACACAAACCTTGTAGTTTGTCTCCAGTTTCTAATGTTATCTTTGTTGTTATTTCAATAGTTGTTCCAAATGGTAAAGTCACATTATTTAAAACATGCCTTAATGTTCCACCAGATTTTGTAACACTTAAATCAATTGTTACATCAGCACTGCTTGAATTTACATTTGATACAAGAATACCTATTACTGTTTCGGTTGTAGATGAAGGAACTGCATCAACAATATCTCCTGCTGATGTTCCTAACACACCTTGAACTGAGTGTAATGTATCCGCCATAAATTATCCTTTCCTAGCTAAGAGCTAAAACCAATCCTAATGATACTCCTCCAGCAGTTGACAATTGTCCGTTAGATGCAGTTACAGTTGAGCCGTCTGCCATAGCAGTTGCTAAATCTGCAATACTTTCTTTTCTAGAACCATTACTAGCATTTGCATCTATGATAGCAATTGAATCATTTGCAACATCTACGGCTGCAGCAGTTAAATCATTTAAATCTAAATTAAGAGTTGGAGATCCACTTGTTCCACCGCCACTAAGGCCGTCTCCTGCGGTTACTGCTTCAATATCTCCAGCAACAGTTCCCCACTCCATACCATTAGCTGCAGCGTTAGTTCTTAAATATTGTAAAGCTGATCCTAATGCAGCAAGTCCTGTTCCACCATGTGTATAAGGAACTGTATCACCTGATACAAATTCTGATAATCCGTCTGCATCACTATTTGCATCAAAGGTTGCTTTTATTGGTACTTTATCTCCCATGTTTATCCTGCTCTCGTTTTAATATTACTTGTATCTCCATTTGTTTTTATAAATGGAAGTATAGTCTGATTATCTAAAGCTATCAAAGGTATAGGATTTGCTGCACCAGATGCTTTAAAAAAACTTAAAGACCTTTGAACATCAAATGTAACGTCTTTAGCTGGCCTTAAATCAAAAAAGTCTGATATTATTTGATAACTCATATTACCATTTAGTCCTGTTAGCCCAATAAGCTGCTGACATTTTTCCTTTTTTAATATTACTAGCGTGTCTTGCTTTAAAACTTTTACGTCTTGCTTTAGATTTAGAATCTGTTTTCTTACCAGCACCACTAACACCTTGTTGTCCAAACCTAATTAACTTAAGTTGGTGACCTTCTTGTGCTAAAACCATGTGAGACTTAGTCTTGTGACTAGGTGTTCTTTTTGGTTTATTCACACCTTTAAGATTGTGCTTTTTTAATAAATTCTTTTTTCTTGCTTCGTGTGCCATAGTTATGTTGCCCTAGGTTTCCTCTTAGGTAATCTTTTAATCTTACCATTTTCTGTTCTTGCAAACCTAGCAGTTTTAGTTTCTCTACTTGGAATAAGAGTGCCATAATAAGTTTTACCACCATATTGCCAAGATACTCGTCTACCAGCCATTTTATTTAAGTCCTCCTTGTCGTAATTAATGAACTTGCCTTAATCTTACCACAACAGTTCCTTCTCCTGGAGACGTTAACTGTATTCCATATTGCTTTATAATTGCTTGATAGGTGTCGTAAGAACCAGAGCTACTACTTTCATATCCGTTTTTAAACTCTATAACATTTTCTGCATCAGCAGAACTTTGTATATTGTTAATTAGTGTAGCACCAGTGTAAGCAGTGCCTTGCGCGTTAGCATCAGCATCAGTTACATCTAATACTAAATCCCACTCTTTAACTGTTTCACTAGGAGTAGCTCTAGCTGAGACTGCTCTGACTACAGGTGTAGCGCTAGTGTCACTTGTTGTGAGTTTAATTTTTAATTGCAGGTTGTTAAATTTTACAGATGAGGAGTTAGTTGATATTTCATACGTATTATTTGTTCCTCCAGTAGTGCTATACGCAGTTCCAGCAGAAGTCCAAGTTCCATTTTGGTCCTTTTGATAATATACTTGAACAGAAGTATTAGCTGGTAATGGCTCTGTAGATAGTCTTATTGATAATAATGTTTTTTCATCAGCTAATTGAAAATCATGCACAGAACTAAACAACTCACCTGAAGTAGCATAAGTTCCAGCAGTTCTATACGATCCACTAGAAGAGGCCGTTCTGTCTTGTGTTAAAAATATTCTACCTAAAAAATCTACTAAACTACTAGGTTCATCTACTGAAGTAAATTCAGGGCCACCAAATATTGCACCAGTTAATAAATCAATAGTAAACAATGTCCAGGTATCAGCAGCAGAACCAGTAGGAGCTAAAAAGAAAGTTCTATCCATACGAGTTGCATCTGTAGATAGAATCATTTTTCCGTCTGTAAATGTTTCGTCTTGTCTTAGCAATCCAAATGATCCTAATTCTGTTCCTTTAGCATAATAAATAACTCTTTCACCTACTCCAGTAGTAGTAGAAGTTCCACCCATGAACAAAACACCTGCAGCATACCAAATACAATCAACACTAAAACCTGCTAATCGTCCAACTTCAACACCATAACCAGTTCCTAAAGCAGAAGTAGGCCTAATTCTAAATAAAACACTTTCTCCTTGTTTAGTTCTTACACATACAAATGCTTCATCATCACCTTTTGTTATAATTCCTTGATTACTAAATGAATCTAATGTTGCTACATTAGTTTCAAATATTGTAGTTTTACCTGCTAACGCACCAGAAGCAATATTATATTCAAGAACTGAGATAGTTTCTGATTCTAAATGAACAGTAATTAATTTGTTTCCTACTTTAACTAGTGGTCTATCAAACACCGATGTTTTATCAGAGTTTTGCCATAATGTTTCAGTAGCAGCAGCAGTTGAATCGCTACTAATAGTAAATCTATATATATCATCTGAGTTACCTTGAGGTATGTAAGCAAATTTACCGTCTCCGTCCCCACGTGTAGCAAAATAATCACTATCTCCTAATGCAGAAGTATCATTTGAAGTCCATGTTGTATTAGCTAAATTTCCTGAATATACAGAGTAGGTGTCATCTTGTTGTGAAAAGAAAACTAATTTATCGTTAGCTTTTACTAAACTTCCTTTTTGACTTATACCACTTGCTTCAACATCTTTAGCTAATCTAACACTTCCTGGAGTATGTAAAGCATCTACTTTATAACTTATGTCATACATATTTGCTTTTTGCGGATTCCATTTTTTAGAACCTTCACCACCTGACCAATCAGTACTTTCCCAAACTAGTGAATCAGGATTTAAATCTATTTGTTGTTCTGATGATTGTGTAACTTGTGCGTTACTTGCATTAAGAGCTACTAATTTAGCAGTGTAATGAGCATCAAGAGCGTTACTAGCTAACCTGTATTTATAACTACCGAGTTGTACATGAAAGTATCCATCAATCACGATACGTCCTCTGTCGTCTAGTTTGACGACTGGTTAAAACAAAACGTTCTTCTTCTTTAAGTCTCATGTTTTCTTCTTTACGAGAACGTTGATATTCACTTAAAAACCACCTTGAATCAGAACTTTCCTGTCCTGGTTGAGTTACTTGTCTTCCGTCTTTTGAGTCAAATGTACTTGAAGGAACTGTAGATCCCATAAGTTTAAAGACTGCACCTAACACAACTAACTCAACTTGTCTGTCCAATAAATCTGTTGTTGCTGCTATTTTCTTTTTAAAAGTGTAATAAAATGTATCGCCGTGAGATAACTCACCATAATCCCACATTGTTATACCTATGCCATTGGCAAAGCCAGAGGTGTGCATGTGTTTTGTCATTTTCCAAGTGTTAATTACCCAAGGTTCGTCACTACCTAAAGAGCCAGAACGAGGATAATACACAGAAAGAACTTCTTTCAGGCCTGTGTCAGCAGTTGTGTAGAAATAACTGTTTTTATTTGCAGTAGCACTACCAGTAGCAAAAACATATACTTCAGGATATAACTCTTCAATTATTGCAGCAATTGCATTATCTATTTTAGACAAGGTAAATTTAGGATTTTTTTCTATTGCCGTTAAATCAGTTACTGTTGCAGCAGTTGTTCCGTTCCAGGCCCTAGCTACTGTAAATCTATTGTTATCTGTAGAAACACTTTTAATATAAGCTTGTTCTCCGGTATTAAATTCTACGATATCTCCAGCAGCCCAACTATTAATGTTATTAACTGTTATAACTGTATCTGTTGCTGAGACATTTCCGTCTTGATTTAAAAAATCTGTAAATGGTCTTTTAATATAATCAGATCCATAAAGATAATCTTTTACACGTTGTTGAACTGCAGCTGCGGTAGCCACTATTTACTCTTCTTACTCGAGTCTACTATATTAGCTCGTCTCTTCACTACTTCTACTATCCAATCGTATACCTCTTGTGCTGATGCCGTCCATTTCCTAGGACCGAGCTTATCTTTACCACACCAATCCACACAACCTATCTTACTCTTAACAGGGCATGCACAACCAGGTATTCCGTCTCTCAGTGGATTCGGTCTAGTCATATTGCTCGCATTCTTAACATAGTCTTCAAAAAGACGAGTTGCAAGTATATGAATTACTTTTCCTTTATCAGTTCTAGGAGGGTTTTTTATAACAGGAGGTTGTTCAGCTACTTTAGAATAAACTTTTAATTGAGCTAACTCTTCCTCTTTAGTTAATGGTGCGTCAGCATCTATAAGTTGTGATACTTCACCACTAGCATCTCTATGAACACGAACTTTTTTCTGGAAAACACCGTCACCTAATTCTTCATTACCTAAATCAGAAGCTTTAGGCTTCAGGTGTTTATCCAATTTAAAAGAGTCTTCCATTAATTTGGAAGCATCTTTTAATTCAAATTCTTTTTTTTTCTTATTTGCCTTACTAGACACCAGTCATTGTCCTACTTGTTGTTGCTCTTGTTCCAAATTTACCAGCTTCACCTTGATAAGATGCTCTAATTTTAGCTTCATAAACTGGATCATATTCAGACCAATCGTCCCATAAAGTAGAAAAAATAGGTGAGCCGTCTTCATTTACACAAAATACAAAACCTTTTCTTTCATATTTTTTAAGACCTATTTGGTCTTCAGGATTACCAGCTACACCATTGTTAACAGTTTGTTCCCAAGGTAATTGAACTACATTTCCAGTAATCATACCGTCAGGATCAACTTGTAATGCTTTCATAGTTTTCATATTCTTAAAAGGCACTTTTCTGCCGTCAGGATATTTACCTTGAGCAGTAAACTTTAAAGTTTGTTTTTTAAACTTTTTAGTATTTACATACTGAGAGTCTGTATCTTCCTGAACGTAAGCTTCATTTACATCAGGAGTACTAGGGTCATCAGCTATAAATTGACCTTTTTCATTTTTAGCTCTTGTTTTTTTCTTTTCAGCCATATTTCTCCTTTGTCGTGTGTGTTGATAGGAACACACGACAATAAAATTTTCTGCCTATCCAGACTTAAAACGCTTAAGCGTCTGTTGTGACTTCCACACCAGCACTGTCTACGATTTCTCCAACGCCATACATAGATGACACTACGACAACAAAACCACGAATTGGAGCCCAACGCATGATTTCTGTTTTTGCAGGCCATTTTTGTACCATACCGAGAGCATAATCTTTTGAGAATATACCACCAGCACGGTCAGCAGCTGAGTTTGCAGTAGGAACGTTTGTTGATTGATATAAGTCAATCCCCATGAAGTTACCAAAAAATCCAGTATCTTCGTTTGTTCCAATTTCTCCAGCACCTGATCTAACACCGCCACCGGTAAATATTCCTGAAGAGGAACCTTCAACGGCAGTTCTTAAGTCAGCAATTTGAACTGGGTGTAATACACCAACATAAGGCCCAGGAGCATTAGCTGCTTCTAGGGTATAAATTGCTGAGAATAAGTTAGCAAGTGTTAAGTTAGATCCAGTAGAACCTACTGCGGTTCCGAATCCAGCTAACAAAGCACAGATGTCAACGTCAATCTTTTGAGCTACTGCGTTACCCATTTGTCTCATTTGAGCACCACGGGTTGAGGCAATAGAAGATACGTCTAATACGTCTGTGATTGTTGCCATGATTCCGACCTCAGAAGCAGTAAGAGTAGCTTTAGATGATGAGAGTGCTGTGTTAGCAAGCTCTGCACCTTCTGAAACTGCAGCAGCTGATTCAGCATCAGCTATTGGAATATCTACTGCTTTAGACGGTTGTCCTGACAAATCGAACATTGCTAGAAGTGGAGGAGTTACAACGGCAGCTTGTAGTGCGTCTAAAATATCATCGTTAATGATTGCAGAATAAACTACATCATTATACGTAGTGGTATTTGTATCGTTACTTGTAAAGTCGACCATTTATAAACACCAGTCCTTTCTTCTAATAATTTACTATTACTTATTAATTGAGACTGTCGCCTAAAACGTTGTCTTCCCTTAAAGTAACACGTCCTTGTATGAGTGCTTCGTGTGCAGCCGTTGGATCACTAGCTTGTAATTTCTTGTATTCTGCTTTTGTCAACTGTTGTGTTTCTGCAGTACCTATCTGATTTACATTATCAGTTGGTTTCTGAGCAACACTAGACAAATTTTTCATACCTTCATTATTTACTTGCTCTTGAACTTGCGGCTTTAAATCATAGGCATTAACAAATTCTTGAATAGATTCAGTATTTATCTCTGCTTCTGGATTAGCTTTCACAAACAATTCAGCATGTGCTTCTGAATAACCGTTAGATCTAAAAGTCTCTTTTGCCTGAAACTGCTTTAAAGCAGCACTTGACTCAGTTAATTGAGTTTCTAGTTCTTTAGTCTTTTCTTGAGATGCTTTTAAAGCGTCTCTTAAATTTGGGATAGATTCGTTTTCTGACAAATCAGCCTCACTTCCATATTCTTGTGTCATTAATACTCCTCTTATGACTTACACACACTTAGAGGGTTCGTGCGGTATTTAGTTGTTTCTAATAACTCGAAGCTGATTTTCTAGGTTAAGTTGTTCGAGTACTAACTTAACACTTTAATTATATACACTAATTCCGAAATCATAGCGTTTTAAAAGTATTTTTTTAAGTAGACCTAATGTCTCTTTGACCTCTAAATATTGCAGATTCACTGTTTAATAAAAAAGGTTGTATTTCTTGTTTTTCTTGAAATATTCTAGAAAAAGCGTCTTGAACTTCTATTTCATTTATTCCAGGAGTTTTTACTCCTAAAGCAGTATTAATTAATACTTGTTCAGTTAATCCGTATCTGTTTAAATCTAAGTCTTCTCTAAATCTTGCTATGTTAACTGCAGCAGTTTGTAAACTTTGTGAAATATTTTGTGGTGTAATTTGTCCAGGTGTTTGTAAAGCTAATTGTATTGCAGAATCTGCATTTATTCCTAGTTCAAATCTTGTAGCTTGTTGTTGTATAGATGATGCTTCATAAAGGTCGTATATTTCTGTAGGTGCTTTACCTTCAAAAAATTGTACAATTCCGTCTGCTGAAGTTAAATCAAAACTAACATCTGGGTCTTCATCTATAATAGATTGAAAAGCAGTTAAAAAATCAGCATTACCTTCTGCTTGTTCAAATATTTCGTAAGTTTTTCTGATATCTTCTATGTTATAACCTTTATTAACTGATGCTTCTACTAAGTCTGACACATTAACAGTTTCTCCATATCTAACATTTAATTTAGTAATCTCTTCACTAAACAAGTTCCATGTTTCTACTGATTTTGCCCAGTCTTGTGTTTGAGAATATATTTTATCTATTCCAGGAAACTCATCTTTAAATGCTTGTTCCTTACTCATTTGTTTTAACAACCAAGTTTGAGATTTACCTTCTGCTACTGCTAAAAAGAATATATCTAATAAATCTTGATTATCTTTCACAAAGTCAGGTAAAGGAAGTTCATTTGTGCCACCTGATTCAATAACTCTAGTTACTCTAGTAGCAAAGTTATCTTCACTACCAATAATTTCTGAAGCAGCGCCGCCAAAAAATCTTTCAGTGTTAGATTTATAATCACTCCAATTTATGTTTGTTACTTGACTAGGGTTAGCACCTTCACCAAATATTGAATCTAATTCTGATCTAGAAGCTAAATAATATATTTTTCTACCTGAGTCTAATTCATATTCTATAGCGTATGCATTGCCAGAAATTCCTGGATAACCAGTTATTTTAAACCAATTTCCACCTTGATTATATTCAACAGGTTCAAATGGTGCTTCAGGTACACCTGGGTCTTCTTCAAACCAACCTTGTCCTGTATACGCTTGCCAAGTAGCATCTTGTCCAGTTAAGTAAGGAACATTAATTGTTTGTAATGACCCGTCAGGATCTCTTTTAAATAATGTTTTATATAAAGTTATAGGAGCTGGTGTTGGAGGAGGTGTTGGTGAAGTAAATCCTTCTCGTCTTG